TGGGCATTGGCAACATTAGTTGCGTATGATGTCTTGAATGGTACTGTACCTGACATTACATCTGGTGCTACACACTATCATGCAAACTACGTCAAACCCTATTGGGCTAAACACTATAAGGAGACAGGGAAATATGGATCACACGTATTCTATACCGCCCCAGATGGAAAATGAACTAATGATGATGGGGTTGATCCCCACAACGGAATTAGATGACCTAGAAGAAATCATAGACCCACGCAAAGAGTGCATGGCTAAAGGCTACTACAGGAGCCCATACGATGAAAATAACGAGATATTGTTTTAGACTAATCACTGCCCTATCTGTGTTATTGAACGTAATACTAGGGGGCAGTAACAACCAGACGTTCTCTGCTCGTAACTGGCAGTGGAAAAAGGACAAGAGACCTAACCTAGTGTGGTTAATCGACCTGATCATAGGTAAAGACCATTGCTCAGAGTGTTGGGTTTACTGGAAAGTGAGAAAGGAATGGAAATAAAACGACCAAACCCTATTGCAAAAGCACTTAGGCATCCTAAGTACAAACCAAGGGTAGTACCCGACAAAAAGAAACCTGTCCCTGACAGAAAACGTAAACACAAAGGAGAACAACCTAATGAAAAAAGGTGAAATCAACGTAGACCTGATTGAGCATATGGGTGATGACCTTACGGTTGTACGTGCTGCACGAGTGTCCTACGCTAATACTTCTGACTGGCGTGGTCAGATACATTCAGGGGAATTTCGTGTCCTAAGTGACAAGGATATACGCCTGATCAGCTTTCTGGCAAAGCATAAGCATACATCACCATTTGGACATGGGTTTGCTACCTTCCGTGTGGATGCACCAGTCTTTGTCGCTAGACAGTTAGTTAAGCATAAGTTCCTACGATGGAATGAGATCAGTCGTCGTTATGTCAAGTATGAACCAGAGTTCTATGAACCATACTGGCGTGAGAAACCTGAAAACTCAAAGCAGGGTTCAGGGGGTCCGATGGAAATTAGCCAAGAAGCTGAAATGATGTTCCATGCTACCTTGCGTAATGCTCTATCAACTTACGAAATGATGATCAAGGAAGGTGTCAGTCCTGAGCAAGCACGATCCATCTTACCACAGAACATGATGACCTCATGGTATTGGTCTGGGTCGTTAGATGCATGGGCAGATATGTGTAAATTACGTTGTGCTAAAGACACACAGTTTGAGACACAAATTGTAGCCTCTGTGATCTATGGTGAAATGCTAAAGCTGTACCCTGTATCTTGGGCTGCACTGATGGAGAATGATGATGAAGATTAAAGACACAGATGTTATTGGTGTTGAAGCTGTCGAGGAACATGAAGACGGTAGTGCAACATATCAGTTTCACTTTGATGATGACGTAAAGACTAGCTTAGCAGAATATGGACTGAAGTTGGTCTTATATTGTGCCGCTGCTAAGTTGGATATGCAAATAGTCTTTGACTTTATCGAAGATCATATGAGGTATGAGAACGACATACGTCCTATGACCGACGAGGAACGCCAGAGAGCCAAGGAAAAGGCTGAAGCTAACAGTACCCCCTACAGTGAAAATAAGTGTGTTTCCTGTGGCAATATAGCAGCTACAGACTTCTGTGAGTTCTGCCTGAAAGAGGAATAATATGGATAACGATGATATAATGAAAATGTGTCGATCCCTTGCAAGGAAATATAACGACAAACAGGAATATGATGACCTAGTGTCTGAGGGTGTCCTGAAGTGTCTGGAGTTGATTGCAGAGGGTAAGACCGATAAGAACCTACTGTATTCTCATGTACAGGCAAGTATGAACGAGTATTACAACCTATCTAGATCAGCAGTTAGAGTTCCTAAGTCTAACAAAGCTAAGTCCATAAGTGCAGATGATGATGTCGATGGCTGGACTGCTATTGCACTACAGAATGCATTGTATGGTGACTCTGTAGAATACGAAGAATATATGTCTCAGGTTCCATCGACAGAGGAACTGTATGAACGCAAAGAATGGTTGGCTAGAGTACAGACAGTTGCATTTACCTGTCTTACACAAGAACAGTGGGCAATTATTCGTATGAGATACTGGGATGATATGTCACAAGATGATGTAGGTATTCATATGGGTCATAACAAAATGTGGGTGTCTAGACACGAGAAAGCTGCACTCGAAAAGATTTGTAACAATTTGTGATGTTACAGAATCAGTAAAAAGCACTTATAAGCAAGTGTCCCTTGTATAACTTAGGTTGTCTGCTTAAGTTAACTATTACTACTAAGAAGGAAACATAAGTATGGATGACGACGAATACTTTGATGAGCTTATGGCTAAGGCATCTTCTGATGTCGTTTACAACTGGCAGGAGTGCGTCGAGGGTTTTAAGCAAGCTGATTTTGATATGGGCAGTGCTTTCCATCGTAAGCTAGAATGGATGAATAGGGCTGCTGATATATACCTAAAAGAAAACGACAAAATGGCAGGTTTTGTTGGTAGATTCTCAAAATACTGTGAGGTATCTTATGATTACGCCAAACAGCTAAATCGTATGAGAAAAGTGGAGTGTACTACACGAAACTTTAGTTTTGATGTAATGAAAGCACTTTTATCTGCCCCAGAGGAATTACGTGAAGAGATTGTGTCGTCAGATAAACCTATGACTGCACCAGAGGTAAATGAGACTAAGGCCAACTACAATGACGCTAGAACATTACCTGAATTTAATGATGTAAACACTGACTTAGATGAAGGAAAGATAACACCGTTTGAGGCATCAGAGAGGGTAAAAGAACGTAAGGCATCCATGCCAACTGTGCCAGATTACAATGTGTCAGAGGCAATGGGTGCAATCAAAGGTATCGCACAGATGTACGGTAAGCGGTACAGTGGAAATACAGAAGATGCTGCACAAGTACTTCTGGATAAGATAATGGAAGGATATAACCAAGATGACGTAGGATTAAGTATCGCAAGAGACTATGCAAAATGGTTTTTGTCGTTAAAGGAAGTGTTAGACCTTGTGGAACCAGAATTACAAGACTTCTTGACAGAGAAACCAGAACTTAAAGTTGTAAACTAGGAGACCCGATATGACAACTATTTCAGCAGTATGGAACACAGCAAAGCAACAATGTTTAGATTTGGACATGAAACCATCCGTAGGTAACGCAAAGAAGTTAATCAAACGTGGTGGAAATTCAATCAAAGACGCAAAGAATTATGTTGCACGACAAGCATTTATTAACATTGCGGATAAACCATACACAAATGAGTTTGGAGAACAAGAGGCACTAGGTTCTATCTGTGATCGTAACATGGAATATGCAGAACGATTTGTTGAAAAGAACATGGCTAAGTTCCAAGGTGGTGTTAATAATATGACTGATGCGACATTATACATTATGCGTAGACAACGTGAGCAACTTGACACCTTAACAAGCGAAGGTGATAAGAACGTATTATTCAAATCTCGTCGTAAGTCATAAATAAACTGGAGAGTCACATGGCAGAACTAGCACACAAACCGTGTCCTTATGTGTCGTGTGGCTCTTCTGATGCTTTCAGTTATAACACTGATGGTTATGGGAAGTGCCACGCTTGCAACACAAGTTATCCATCCAGAAGAGAGATGTTTGACTGGGCAAAAGAGAAATACCCTACCAGTGGGAATAAGGAATGGGATGATATGAATGTGATAGATTATACACCTAAGAAAATAGAGACCCAAGGAGATGGTCGTTATCAATCTATGCGTGGTATTAATGCTACGACAATGGAAGACTACGGCGTAAAGACATTCCCTGATCGTCAGGAGTATGTATACCCCAGTGGGGGAATTAAGGTTCGTCGTCTTGACGAGAAAGCATTCTACACTAAAGATGGCTTTAAGGGTGATGAACTGTTTGGGATGAACCTGTTTACATCTGGGTCGTCTAAGATGGTAACGGTAACAGAGGGCGAACTAGATGCCCTGTCAGTGGCACAAATGCTTAAGAGCAGCTACACTAACCCTGTTGTCTCTTTACCCTCTGCTACGCCCTCTAAGAAGCTCTGGGAGAACTGTAAGGAATGGCTAGATGGGTTTGAGAAGATCATCCTGTCTGTCGATACAGATGACGCAGGTAATGCTCTTGCGGATCGTATGGCTAAACTATTCCCTAACAAGGTCTACCGTGTACCACACGACAAATACAAGGATGCTAATGAGTTCTTACAGGCGGGTGCGCAAGCAGAGTTCAAGAGTGCATGGTGGAACGCTAAGAAGTATACACCAGAGAATATCCTGAATACTGCGGATCAGTTCTTGTCTTTGTATCACGATACACCAGAGCATATCTATGTAGAGACAGGTATTCAGGCACTGGACGATAAGATACTTGGTTTGATGCAAGGACACTTTACAGTGTTTAAAGCACCAACAGGTATTGGTAAGACAGAACTCATGCGGTATCTAGAATACAACATGCTACAGAAGGGAATACCGATTGCTGCATGGCACTTAGAAGAAACCAAACTACGATCTCTACTTGGTCTTGTGTCGTACCACTTGAATGACAATCTGACACGTAGGGATTTGATCGACGAGAAAGATCGTGGTGATGACGTAGTACAAGCCATTAAAGATATTACTAAGGATGAGAACTTCTATCAGTTTTATCTAGGCGATGGTGCAGGTGCAGAAGACTTGGTTGACCAGATCAGGTTCTTCAGTCAGGCATGTGGTTGTAAGTTTATCTTCTTTGAGCCTATCCAAGATGTAATCTCTGGATCGTCTGAGGAAAGCAAAGAACAACAGTTGGCTGACCTGTCAGTACGTCTATCTAAACTTGCAGCAGAACTAAACGTAGGTATCGTAAGCATTGGTCACACTAACGAGAATGGTGACTTTAAGTATTGTAAGATGATTGGTCAACGTGCATCAGTTATCATCGACCTGTACCGTGACAAAGAAGCCGAAGACCTACAGGAAAGAAACACAACGTATCTCAAGATTGAGAAGAACCGTCCATCCTCTGAGGAAGGATCAGCAGGTAAGATGCGGTTCAATTACGATACGTTCACATTAAGAGAGGTTATATAGTGCCAGTATTTGATATTGAGACGGACGGTCTGCTAGATCAAATGACAAAGATACACGTATTGTCGTGGAAGGGGGACGATGGAAATGTGCATCATACTCATGACTATGAAGCTATGCGTATCTTCTTTACAGAAGCACCTACACTGATTGGTCACAACATCATCAGGTTTGATATCCCTGCCGTGGAAAAGATACTTGGGGTTGAGGTTAAGGCTCGTCTGATCGACACTCTACCTTTGTCGTGGTATCTTAACCATGATCGTATGCGGCATGGGCTTGAGGGCTACGGAGAGGACTATGGAGTACCTAAACCAGTGATCAAGGACTGGAACACTCTAACGCCACAAGAGTATGCTCACCGTTGTGATGAGGACGTTAAGATTAACTCTCGTTTGTATCGTGACCTAGACCTCAAGTTGAACAAACTGTATCAGGACAGCGAAGAGAAAGACCGCTTCATTGACTATCTGATGTTCAAGATGGACTGTGCTAGGGAACAGGAGACCCTACGATGGAAATTAGATGTAGATAAGGCTAAGGCCCACCTACAGGAATGGGAGACCCTGAAAGATGAAAAGACAGAAGCCCTCGCTGACGCAATGCCAAAACGTAATCTATTTGCAACACGACAAAAGCCAAAAGTCATGCACAAGAAAGACGGTAGTTTATCTTCACATGGGGAACGCTGGGTTGAGCTTTGTAAGCAAGAACGGCAACCAGTATCTACACAAAGTCTGGTGGTTAAGGTGGGAGAAGAAAGGGCAAATCCTAACTCTGTGGAGCAAGTCAAAGATTGGCTCTTTAGTCTGGGCTGGAAACCTAGAACCTTCAAATTCTTAAGGGATAAGGTAACTGGTGATGAACGGAAATTGGAACAAGTACGGAAAGACGGAGAACTCTGTCCCTCAGTACGTGAACTGGTTGAACAGGAACCGTCTATTGCTTTGCTTGATGGCCTCTCTGTTCTTTCTCATCGTATTGGAGTTCTTAAATCAATGGTTGAGTCAGAAGACGATGGATACGTGCAAGCTACTATTGCAGGGTTCACTAACACACTCCGCTTTCGTCATGCCCGACCATTGGTCAACCTGCCATCAGTTGATAAACCCTACGGAGCAGAAATCAGAGGGTGTCTAACTGCACCTGAAGGTTACACTCTGTGTGGTGCTGATATGACATCGTTAGAGGATACGACAAAGAGACACTACATGAAACCACTAGACCCTGATTATGTCGCTGAGATGTCTAAGGACGGGTTTGACCCTCACCTTGACCTTGCTAAACACGCAGGTGTTATCACACAAGATGATATCGACAAGCACAACTCAGGGGAACGTAGTCTTAAGGCACTGCGTAAGAACTACAAGGTAGTGAACTACAGTGCTACTTATGGTGTAGGAGCCGCTAAACTGTCTCGTGAGACAGATATGACTAAGAACGAGGCACAGACCCTGCTAGATGCATTCTGGTCACGTAACTGGTCAGTACAGAAAGTGGCAGAAGGTCTACGTGTTCGTGAACTCTTTGGCTCTATGTGGGTACAGAATCCTGTATCTAAGTTCTGGTATTCTCTACGGTCTGACAAGGATCGCTTTAGTACACTGAACCAAGGTACAGGAGTATTCTGTTTCGATAGTTGGGTGGCAATGTGTCGCAAGAATGGTGTTAAGACTATTGGACAGTTTCACGACGAGATTATAGCATTAGTAAAAGAAGGAGAAGAGCAACAAATACAATCACTTATGGAATGTGCAATCGAGAAGGTCAACGACAAGATACAACTTAATGTAGACCTTGGGGTAGATGCACAGTTCGGACGGACATATGCAGATGTCCACTAGAAAATAAATTTGTACTTTAGTGTTACAAACTCTGAAAAAAGCACTTATATATATGTACCAGACTCGACGAAAGGAACCAGTATGGGTAAGAAAGTATACGTAGAATGCATGTTAGAATGGTCTAAGTTACGTCCAGAGGATCGTGACATGGGGCCACAAGATGGTTCTGACATGGCTCGTAAGTTTGATGAAACACAAGGACAGTATGTCGTTAATTGTGTCGTCAATGACGAGCAAAAGTCCAAGATGATTAAGGACGGTATCCCTAACAAGGGAATGATGGCTCAACTCTTTAAAACCGACAAAGAGGGTAAAGAATACTACAAGGCTAAACGGCCTCACATGAACCCTAAGTTTATTAATAAGGATACAGGTGAAAATGGCGTTGTCATGGGTCCACCTGAGATTCTGATGCAGACAGACAGTGGTTATGAGCCATACTCATGGGATAGCTTAGGTCTCATTGGTAACGGTACTAAAGCTATCATCAAGTTTGATGTATGGGACAACAAGATTGTCACGATGGAGAAGATTGCCATCACAGAGCATGTGCCATATGTACAAGAGGAGCCTGTATTTTAATGCAAGTAATCATCACTGCTATTAATGACATCGAAGATGATGGAGTAGACGGTGAAATGAGCATGACTCGTAACATCGAAGACTTACAAGGTCTGTCGCAATTATATGCTGATGCAGCTAGAGCAATGGGCTTTACGTATGTCGAAGATGTAGGCTTTGAGAAAGATGATGGTGAAATGACCTTCGGAGTATCTTGGTAATGAGTAATCGCAAAGTGTTGATCGACGGTGACATTGTTGCTTACAGGTCAGCCTTTGCTACTCAAGATTTGTTGCCCAAGGATGCAGAAGAAAAGTTTGAAATACTGATCGACTACATTCTTGAGCAATGCTTAGATTTTCCGACACCAGATCAATATGAAATATATTTGACTGGTAAAGGTAACTTTAGGTTTGACGTAGCAAAGAGCCATATCTACAAAGGCAACCGTAAGGATGCACAGAAACCACTACACTTATATCATGTACGGCAATATGCCATAGAGAAGTTTGGAGCTATCGTGAGTGAAGGAGAAGAGGCAGATGACCTTATAGCAATCGAAGCAACTAGGCATGGTCCTGATACTGTCGTGGCATCTATTGACAAAGACATGTTGCAGATACCCTGTACACATTTTAACTTTGGTCGTAACGAGTGGTCAGATGTCAGTGAATGGGAAGGTCTTAAGTTCTTCTATAAGCAAATCTTAACAGGTGATGCAGCAGATAACATTATTGGTTTGTATAAGGTTGGCCCAGTTAAAGCAAATAAAATGCTAGATGGTGCAACAACAGAACAAGAGATGTATGAACGATGTATCAATGCTTATAGTGGTGACATAGACCGTGTAATAGAAAATGCCAGACTACTCTGGCTCAGACGAGAAGAGGGTCAATTATGGGAACCGCCCGTAGCAGTAAAGCAAAAGGACGACTAGGACAACAGGAGATAAGAGATACTATTCTTAAGACGTTTCCTGAACTAGAACCCGACGATGTTCGTTCTACTGCTATGGGTCAGTCAGGGGAAGATATCCAACTGTCACCAAAGGCAAGAAAGATACTTCCCCTGTCTATAGAAGTTAAGCGACGAAAGAGTTTAGTGACAGTCTATGATTGGGTAGAGCAAGCTAAACAGGGTGGTCAATATGAGCCTGTCGTTTTCTTTAGGGGTGATCGTAAGGATTGGGTTGTTATGATCGGTCTAGATCACTATATGGAACTAGTAAGTAAATGGAGAAAGTAATGGGCAAACGGTCTAACTTTGAACGTGTTGAAAGAGACTACTACCCGACACCCATAGAGGCCGTTGCACCTTTGATCGACCATCTACCTCAAGAGACTTTTGACTTTGTAGAGCCTTGTGCAGGTGATGGTCGGTTAATTCAACATATCCATGATCTTACAGATGGACATGGGACTTGTATTTATGCTTGCGATATTGAACCACGACATCCAGACATTGTTCAGCATAATGCTCTTGATATTGACTTTGGTGAGTATCAGGTGATGGACTTCTGTATTACTAACCCACCGTGGGAACGTAACTTCCTGCACAGCTTCATAGAACACTGGATAGACATCTGTCCTACTTGGTTGTTGTTTGATGCAGATTGGATGCACACTAAGCAGTCAGCTACTCTTATGACATACTGCTCTAGGATTGTTAGTGTTGGTAGAGTTAAGTGGATAGAGGGTTCTAAGCATACAGGTAAAGATAACTGTTGTTGGTATCTCTTCGACCAGAACGACAAAGGCCCGACTAAATTTTATGGAAGGCTAATGTGATGCCACTAATGGATTATATGGAACTCTTCGAGATGATAAAGCAAGAGCAAGATGTAGAAGGGCTACGACGAAAAGCTACATACTTGCTTATGTCAAAATGTCAGGAAGATGAAACAGTAAGTGAAGAAGAGTTTTTAGCCTTTGCAGAATATGCAGCTATAAACTTAGGTACAGCGGAAGGAATGATACATTGATCAGTAGAGAAGATATAGAAGCATTTGAATACTTCAGTCAGACAGAGATGGAGATGAACGTATATCAGGCAGCAGCAGCACAGACAGCTATCTACAAGCATGAACATCAAGTTATCTATCCTGCATTAGGACTAGCAGCAGAAGCTGGTGAGGTAGCTAACAAGGTCAAGAAGATACTGCGTGATGGTAAGTTTGACCGTGAGGCTATTGCTGATGAAGTAGGTGATTGCTTGTGGTACATTGCTGCATTGTGTCGTGATTTAAACGTAAGTATGTCAGACCTTGCTGCTGCAAACTTAAAGAAATTACAAGACCGTAAACAACGTGGGGTCATAAGTGGAAATGGAGACAAAAGGTGAGTGAAGTATTAGTAGCTATGTCAGTACTAGCACTAATTATAGGTGGTTTTTACTACATAGTTAAGAGTGAGATAAACAAATGAGCAAGAAGAAAACAGGTATGACTTGGTTCTGGCGATACGTCAGGTTCCTAGCGACATGGCGAGAACATCGTGATGCCGTAAAACAACTAAACCAAATGACAGACCGACAGTTAAATGACATAGGAATTAGTCGTGCAGACATTGACCGTCTGGTATGGCTAGAAGAAGATAAAACAATGCGTGGACGAGGAAAAGAACAAGAATGAACAATATGCTCCCTACCCCCTATCAAAACTTTATTGCACTATCACGTTATGCCCGTTGGACAGGTGAAAAGCGTGAAACTTGGTCAGAGACAGTTGACCGATATATCGACAATATCGTTAAGCCCCTAACAGGTGAAGACAGTTACATCAAAGATATTCGTGATGCTATCTTAGACCTACAGGTTATGCCATCTATGCGATCTATGATGACCGCTGGGCCAGCAGCAGCACGAGACAATACGTGTATGTACAACTGTTCTTACGTGGCTGTAGACAAGCCTAAACGCTTCGATGAAGCTATGTTTATCCTGTTATGTGGTACAGGGGTAGGGTTCTCTGTTGAACGACAGTATATTCAGAAGCTACCAGAAATACCAGAGAAGATATTTAAGTCTGAGACAACGATTGTAGTAAAGGATAGTAAAGAAGGTTGGGCTAAAGCATACCGACAACTTCTAGCTCTACTATGGTCAGGCGAAATTCCTAAGTGGGACGTATCTAAAGTACGACCTGCAGGTGCAAGACTGAAGACCTTTGGTGGTCGTGCATCAGGGCCAGCACCTTTGGTAGACTTGTTCAACTTCACTGTCGATAAGTTCTTAAATGCTACAGGACGTAAGTTGACATCTATTGAGTGTCACGACATCATGTGTAAGATCGGTGAGATTGTGGTTGTAGGTGGTGTACGCCGTAGTGCTATGATTAGTTTGTCTAACCTGTCAGACGACAAGATGCGCCATGCTAAGTCAGGTCAATGGTGGGAAAACTATGGACACCGTGCATTGGCTAACAACTCTGTCGCCTATACTGATAAGCCAGATGCAGAGACATTCATGCGTGAGTGGACAGCATTGATCGAAAGTAAGTCAGGTGAACGAGGTATCTTTAATCGTCAGGCATCACAGAAGCAAGCTGCAAAGAATGGTCGTCGTAATCCAGACAGTGACTTCGGGACGAATCCTTGCAGTGAGATAATTTTGAAAAATGCGCAGTTTTGCAACCTTACTGAGTGCGTAATACGTGCTACTGACAGTATTGAAGACATAGAACGCAAGGTAAAATATGCGACTATCTTAGGTACGATCCAATCTACCTATACAAAGTTTCCGTACCTCTCTAAGGATTGGACAGACAATACGGAAGAAGAGCGTCTGTTGGGTGTAAGTCTGACAGGCATCATGGACAATCCGCTAATGACCAGTGCGAATGCTGGGTTAGCTAAAACACTGGAGCATCTACGAAATGTTGCGATTACTACAAATGCTGAATGGAGCGAACGTCTTGGTATCCCTCAGTCTGCTGCTATCACTTGTGTCAAACCTTCTGGCACTGTCTCCCAACTTGTTGATTCTGCTAGTGGGATACACGCTCGTCACAGCCCTTATTACATCCGTACTGTTAGAGGCGACAATAAAGACCCACTTACACAATTCTTGATTGATCAGGGTGTACCTAATGAGCCTTGTGTGATGAAAGGTGACACGACAACAGTGTTCAGCTTCCCACAGAAAGCCCCTGCAGGTGCAACAACACGTAATGATATGACAGCTATTGAACAACTAGAGACATGGCTTACATATCAGAGACACTGGTGCGAACATAAACCTAGCATTACTGTGTCAGTTCGTGATGATGAGTGGGTATCTGTAGGTGCATTTGTGTTTGAACACTTTGATGAAATGTCTGGTGTATCATTCCTACCGCACAGTGACCATACATATCAGCAAGCACCTTATCAGGACTGCGACAAATCAGACTATGAGGAACTATTGTCGTTAATGCCGACAGATATTGATTGGTCTAAACTAACCGACTACGAGAAAGAGGATAATACAGCAGGTATGCAAACAATGGCATGTTCTGGTGATTCATGCGAAATCGTAGACCTGACGTAGGTCAAACACCTTCGCCCTGTGTAAAGGTCTGTCGTCTAGATGATGATGGCTTTTGCATAGGGTGCAAGAGGTCTACCGACGAAATTAGAGACTGGATGATAATGTCAGAGTATGAACAGAAGAAATTACTACATGAATTAATGTGGAGAAAAGATGTACGTAATAATAACTCGTGATCAGTGTAACTTTTGTGATGATGCCAAAGCCTTGTTAAAAGGAAATGGATTACCATATACAGAATACAACATACAATCTAAAAGTAGCAGTTGGTTGTTG